CATCACGAAGGACGCATTCTGGCGGTAGCCGGCCTTCAGCGCGTAGACCAGATCGACCAGGATATCGGAGGGGTTCGACGCCGCGAAGGCGCCCGCGACGCCGGTGTTGAGCGCGCCGATGTTGCCCCAGCTCCAGCTCGCATCCGCAATGAAGGGATAGGCCAGAAAGCCCTTGGGCTTGTCGACGCCGTCGCCTGCGACGAACGCCGCGCCCTCCTGCTCGGCGAAGGCGGCTTCGACCTCTTCGGCGATCCACTGGTCGATATTGACGATGGCGTCGTCGAGCAGGGTCTGCGTCGCCGCCGGCATGGCGTAGAGTTCCATCGCCGGGAAGGACAGCTCGGCCAAAGTCGGCGAGCCGGTCTGGGGCCGGGCGGCGGCTTCCGCGACCCAGCCGGAGGCCGGGCCGGTGGTCGAGAACGCCTTCTTGTAAGCGCCCGACGAGATCGTCCGAACCGTGGCGATGGCGCGGATCGGCGAGACGGTGGCCAGACGGCGCAGGATCTCGGCCTCCACCGTCGAGGGCGCGAGATAGCCGCCATCGGGGCCGGAGCCGGCCGACAGCGCCTTGGCTTCGAGCCGCTTCAGCCCGCCAGCCTCGCCGCTGCGGATATAGGAAAGGAACGCTGCCTTGTGCTCATGGCTAAGCGGATCGCGGAGGGCGTCCTGGCCCAGCGCCGGGCGGGCGCGGTCGAGGGCGACGCGGTCGACCCGGCGCCTGGTCTCGTCGAGCGCCGCATCGATGCGCGCCACCTTCTCGTCGAGCAGCGGATCGGCCGCGCCACGGCTCTCGATCTCGGCCAGGCGCTCGTCATTGGCGAGGCGGTAGCTCTCGAAAGTATAGCGCAGATCGTCCGGGGCGGGATCGAATGCGGCGGACTTGGTCTCGGGGGCATGATTCAGCGTGGTCATGGTCTCTCCTGCTGTGAAGGATGGTCAGGCGTGACAAAGCGCGGCCGCGCCCGGCAGCGCCTTGACGGCGGAGACGCGGGCCTGCGGCAGCATCGGGAAGGTGACGAGCGAGATTTCCCAGAGATCGACCCGCTCCAGCCGGCGGTAGCCGGTGCGCGGCTCGGTGCGGGCCTTTTCGGGCCTGAAGCCGATCGACAGCCCGTCGACCGCGCCCTCGCGCATCAGCGCATGGATTTCGCGGGCGCGCGCCACGGACAGCGAGAGCTGACCCCGGACGAACAGCCCGCGCGAATCCTCGATCAGGCTGAGCCAGCGCCCGAGCGGCTCGGCCGGATCATGCTGCCAGAGCAGCTTGACGCCGGCCGTCCCGCGCCGGACCAGGCTCTCGCGGAACGCGCCGGGCTCGACGATGTCCTTGCCGAGATCGGCGATGCGGAACAGGCTGGCGTAACCCTCGAACAGGCCGTCGGGCCTCACCCGCGCCGGCGGCATCGGCAGATATTTCGTCTCTCTGGCAAAGGGGCCAGTCGTGAGAGCCGCCCTCATCGGCCGCCCTCCCCGGTCTTGCCGTTGCGGCCTTCGAGCCGCGCGAGCGTGCCGATGAAGCGCCCGAATGTCGCCGCCGGCGTGGCCCCCGCTCCGTGAACCGTCGCTGGCTTGGAGGCTTTGGGCCCCTTGCCGGCGGGAACTCGCTTGTCGCCGGATCGCGTCATGATTTCTCCTCCAGTTCTTGGCGGTTAAAGTCCTGGCGTGCGTTGAAGCGGTTGAGCTCGCGGACGAAATCGTCGAAGCGCCGGTTGGCCGCCGTCAGCTCGCGCAGCATCAGCCAGGCGAGGCCCGAGGCGGCCGCCGCCCAGAGCAGCAGGCCGAGATGGCCGACATCGCCCTTGCCGACGAAGCTGGTCAGGATCTGGTCGAGGGCGTTCATGATCCGGCCTCCCTCTCGTCGCGGCCATAGCCGACGGCCTCGCGCTTCTCGTCCGCGCTGAGGAAGTCGGCGGCGCCGACCCGCCGCCAGAGCGATTCCCGCTCCTCGGCCAAGGCCTCGATCGCGTCGAGATCGGGTTCGAGCGAAAGAGCGTCGCCAAACGCCGGCCCGAGCCATTGCGCCAGCGACTGCGCCGTGCGCCTGACCAGCGGGATCGCGGTCTGCCGCCAGAAGGCGCGGTTGGCCTCGGCGAAATTGGCGTGGGTGTTGTCGCCCGGCAGACCGAGCAGCAGCGGCGGCACGCCGAAGGCAAGCGCGATCTCGCGCGCCGCCACGCCCTTGGCCGCGACGAAATCCAGTTCCGCCGGCGTCAGCGAGAGCGGCTTCCAGTCGAGCCCGCCTTCCAGCAGCAGCGGCCTTCCGGCATTGCGCGCGCCCTGAAAACTCTCCTCAAGCTCGCCCTTCAGACGCTCGAACTGCGCCTCGGTCAGGCTCGCGCCATCGGGCCCGTCATAGACCAGCGCGCCCGAGGGCCTGGCCGCATTGTCGAGAAGCGCCTTGTGCCAGTTGCTGGCGGCGTTGTGGATGTCGAGCGAGCAGGCCGCCGCCTCGATCGGCGAGAGGCCGTAATGGTCGTCGAAGGGGTGGAACAGCGTCAGATGCAGGATCGGCGGCACGCCGCCCTCGTCCTGCTGGAAGCGCACCGTGTCGCCGCCGACCGTGTAGTCGTAGGCCTCGGGCCAGCCGTCGCGGCCGGGCACGACGCGCATCCGGTCGGGCCGCAGCGCGTAAAGCTCGCGCGGCTCGGCCCCTGCGCTCGCCGCCTCGACATAGGCGTTGCCGGCGACGAGCAGGTGGCCATAGAGCATCTCGCGAAAGGCGATGCCGCCCTGGCGCGGATTGGGCCGGTCGATCAGCGCCAACGCCGGATGGTCGGGCTCCTCGCGCAGGCCGACCTTGGCGACCAGCGGCGTCTGCGCCGCCGCCTCCGCGATCAATCGCACGCAGCGATGCACGACCGGATTGCGCTCATAGCCCTCGCGGGCCAGCGCCGCATAATCGCGCGGCGTCCAGACCGGCCGCCCGGCCTCATGCAGCGCGATCAGCGGCCCGACGCGCGAGCGTTTTTGCGCCGGCGCGGCGGTGCCGCGCAGGTTGCGTATGAAATTGAGCATGGATGTCTCGCTGTTGAGCTTCAAAAGCTGGAACGGCGCGAGCGCCGCTAGATCCCCCTCACCCGGGGCCGTCCCTTCGCCGCCAGCATCAGATGCGTCAGCGCCCAGACCAGCGCGTCGAGCCGGTCGGGAGAGCGGCCCGAGCTGAGGCCCGCCGGGCCGAAATCGCACATCTCGTCTTCAAGCTGCGGAAAGCGGCCGGCATGGCGCACGCGGCCCTGCGCGTAGAGCGCCGCCACCGGCTCGGCCCGCAGATATTTGCCGCGCGTCGCCCTTACCGCCGTCACCGGCACGTCGGAAGCGACCTCGCGGATGACCGACGTCGCCATCTCGCCACCCTGGTTGACTTCGACGACGAGCGCATCGGCCTCGAAACGCCGGTAAAGCGCGATCGCCTTCTGCGCCCACTCATGCGGCCGGGCGCCCGAAACCGTGCCGTCCTCCAGCACATGGCCGACGCCGTCGCCATCGATCCCGGCGACGACGAGCCCGCACGAATCGGCCCGCTGCGACGAGGACGCCGGCGGATCGACCGCGACGACGATCCGCGCCAGTCCGCCGGGACCCGTCTCGCGGCAGGCCTCGATCATCGCCCGCGTCCAGAGCGCGTCCGCGCTTTCCTCGACGATCTCGCCGTCCAGCTCCTGCCGGCCGAGCCGCGTGCCGCCATAGGTTTCCGTGATGCTGCGTATGAAATCGGCTGCGAGGTTGTAGCGGTTGGCCGCGGTCGCGGCCCGGCTGACCGCGACATGGGGATCGGCCAAAAGCCGCTTGATCAGCGGGACTGGTCGCGGCGTCGTGGTGACGATCTGGCGCGGCCTGTCGCCGAGCCGCAAGCCGAACTGCAGCATGTCCCAGCACTCCTGAAGGTTGGGCCATTTCGCCAGCTCGTCCGACCAGGCGGCCGAGAATTGCGGCCCGCGCAGCCCCTCGGGATCCTCGGCCGAGAACACCTGCGCGATCGCGCCGTTGGGCCACCGCAGCATCCGGCGCGAGGGATACCAGTCCGGCCGCTCCCAGCGCGTATGGATCGAGAGCAGCCCGGAGACGCCCTCGATCATCACATCGCGGACCTGCCCCTGCGTCTCGCCGACGAGCGCGATGCGCCCGGCCGGCGTGTCCGCAAAGCCCGGATGGCCCAGCGCCATGCCCTTGATCCATTCAGCGCCGGTGCGTGTCTTGCCCGCGCCGCGACCGCCCAGCACCAGCCAGATTGGCCATTCATCGTTTTCGGCCGGCAACTGGTCGATACGGGCCCAGACCAGCCACTCGCGTTCTATGACCTCAATCTGATCCGCCGTCGCGATCGGCAGAAGCTGCCTGAGAAGCATGATCCGCCTGTTCGGCGGCAAGGACCTCAAGACGTCGCGCAAGCTCCTTGCGAAGCTCTGCAACGTGGCGCAGTCCGGCGGCGGGCGAGAGTTCATCGGTCGATTTGGCCTCCTGGCTCGCAGCCGCCCCGTCCAGCGCGACGAGTTCGCGCACCGTGCGGGCGAGCACCGCCAGCGCCTTGGCGTCGGATTCGCTGGCCGCCGCGCCCTTGGGCAGTTCGTCGAGACGCGCCTCATGCGCCTCGAGCTGCCGCTTCGCGGCGCGCCAGAGCTTCGACACCACGGCCTTGCGGCCGACGGCCAAGCGCCCGCCCTTCGCAGCCGGCAGAGCCGGCGCGTCATCGTCTTCATCGGTCATGGGGAACCTCGATAAGCGAGATCGTGAGGTGTGCAGGACATGCAAAAGCCGCCGGCGGGAGAGCGCGGCGGCTTGGGCTGTCTAGTCACACTTCGTGAGCGTTCCTGATGTCTAACGGATCAGCGTGACGATGTCAAGGGATATTTTCCTATATCGCAGGCAAGCCCAACTCCTGAGCGGAGACCGAAGGTCGCCAGGTCGACCACTTATCAGGGAGTTTACCGATCGCCTTCTCGCTTCATATGGCTTCAGCCTTCTGCGAATGATTTGTAGCTTTGCGTTTTGTCTGGCGCAGAACTTACGGTAAAAACTTCCTATGAGTGAAGATGCGATAACTTACAAGCATCGGAAACGGACACATGATTCCAGGTTTTCCCTATGAAATTCGCGTTCTTCAAGCCCGTGGCGATTTGCCATATTCGGTAAACCTCGTTCTTCCCCGAGCGGACGGCACACCATCGGTCGAGCCTCGTGACCCTCACAGTTTCTACATTGAAGACGCACTACCG